CATTTTTAGAAGTCAGCTAGGTTTGCTGATAGCGAACACTTGATTGTGTTCTTTGAAACTGGAAAATAAATTCCATTAGTATCAATTATAAATTGACTTAATATTCTACTTATTTAAGTTAAAGGATCAATTACTGATTGAGTTGTAATTCCATTTAACATATTTCCTAAAGAATATGTACTTGGAGGAACAGTTCCTATTCTTCCATAAGGGTTAATATATCCATCTGCTGGTTGTAGATCAGCCTCGGACATTTGTGCCATTTGATTTTCTGCAGCGATCATTTCTAAAGCTTCCATCGCCATTCTTGTCTTTTTTTTATGTTTCATAGATTTAAGCACCTTCTCCTGATTCTAGCGGAGGCTGACCCATAGGTAGTTGACTTAATCCTGCTGCAGGTAAGTATTGTGCTAGAAATTTTTGTTCATCAGATATAATTAAACCTTGAGTTGACTGTGCTCCTATGATATTCTGTGGAGCTAGTAAACCATTATTTGGTAATGGTGAACCGGGTAAATTTAATTTTACATATGAAGCATCTAAATCGGAAGGCATTTTTGCTGCATCACCTATTCTTGTATCTCCTTGTCGCATTCTAATACTTTCGTATTCATTGATATTTCCAGATAATAATTGACTTTGTATGTCTGCACCACCAAAATTTACAAGATCAGGTGATCCGATAGAACCTCCTGCAGTTCCTAAAGATGCTATAAAAGCATCTGCTTTTTGACTTGTGCTTTTCTTATCTTTCATAATTAAAATAAAATGGGGTGAAATGTCACCCCTTTTTTCTTTACTCCATTACGAGTAATTTTTGACGGAAGACATCAGGATTTTGCTGAGCTGCATTTAAGTAACGCCATGCATTTTGTGGGTCACGATCTGCTGCTCCTCCAAAATTTTCCCAAAAATCTTCAGCATCTGCTGGAGCCTGTGGAGTTGGAGGCATAGGCATCTCAGGTCTTAAAGGTGCTTGACCTGCAAACTGAGGATCGCCATAGTCTGCTTCATACTCATAATCATATCCATAGCCATCTTCATCTACTGGATATGGTCCTTCTGGTCCAAAGAACTCACATGTGTAATCAGCTAATACATCAGGATCTGTCAAAATTTGTTCGTAAGCTTTATGCTCTTCTGACATTTCTTGTAATAAGCCAACAGCTTCGTTTAACTGATTATTAGTTAAGATTAATGAATCTTCAATCTGACAAGCATAATCATTTAAAATTGCAGGAGCATCTGCACCAAAATGATCAATTACTTCAAGACTAGTTTCACTTACCCCTGCTTCTAGAAGAGCCTCCTCCGATATCTCCGAAGAAACTTGGGAATAATCGTCGTAATATTCCTGGCTGCTGTTGATCGAAGGCGTATAGGTCTGCTGACCCAGACTGCTGTACTGGGTTGTTTGTGGGTATCCGTAGTTGCCCTGGTCTAGAACTGGACTTGTCTGAGACTGTTGACCCTGGAACGGGAATTGGACTGGTGAACTCAGGAGCCCCACTACCCTGTTGAATGCGTCCTTGTATGGATTCTCCGCTTGTGGAGTCCCCATTGGTGCTTGGGGGCTGAACGCTGTAGGGCTGGATTGGTACCCCGTCACCCCCATCTGGGCTTGCACTTGGGGTGCCGGAGCCACTTGTTGTGCTTGGGGTGCTACCCATTGGGGGGAAGTTGCTACTGCTGGAGCCTGAGCCGAACTCTGAGCCACGTAGCTGGTCTGTTGGGTCGGGGATACTTGGGGTGCTGATTGGGTCTGAGCTGCGGTATCGGCCTGCATAAGTTACCTCTTTTTGTAAACTTTCTAGTGTTCTGTATAAAAATGGAGTTAGATCCAATCTTGGATCAGCTGCCATTGGTAGGTTTGGTTGCTGAGGGTGCGGAGTTCTCATTTCTTGATTGATAAGATCAATAAATGAAGAATACGCCCTTTGTACTTCTCCAACCATTCTGAACGGAAAACCGGAAAGCATTCCAGCAATTTCGTCGTCAGTTTTAGAAGGAAATAAATACTTCAGTGCTTCTATACTATCAACCCCCAATTCTTGAAGGTTCCTAGTAAAGATAGATTGATTGAGTTTATCCTGTGCTGTATCTTCATAGACAGGACCCATCCATCTCCAGAGTACCGTTCTATCTCCATCGGGGGCAAGTCCTACAACACCTTCAGGAATGTCTTGATTTTCAACTGCTTCGGCAATTGCACTCTGTAACTTTTCCTCATATTTTTGTTTTTGTTTATCATATCTTTCTAATTCTTTTTCTAATTCTTTTTCATCTTCTATATTTTCAGGAGCAACAGGAAATTTTAAACCTGCAGCAAAAGCAAGAGATTTTCTAAAAATTTGTTCTTCATGAAAAATCATTAATTCAAAACATCTACAAATTCCATAGGTATAAATCTGTAAGCATTTCTTTTTAGCCGTAGCACTTACTCGTCCATAGGCTGATTTGATTTCAGTTGCTGTTACATTAGTAATACTTAAATCGTCGATTCCTCCAAGAGCTAATCTAATTTCACTTCTTAATTGTTCTGTATATCTAGCCTGATCAGACCCTACAGGATTAGGTGTTATAAAACCTACACGATCTGATGGTTCTAAATTAGCAATAACTCTAGGAACCCTCATACCACTACCGGGTTTACCTGTATATCCAGCCTGTGATCTTGATACTGGATCCTGCTTATATGTAGAACTAAATAAATTTACATCCGAAGCAAAACCAGATTGACTTGATATACTTGGTCTTTGAACTGTGTCGGAATCAGATTCTACAATATCTTGTTTTGGTCTAGAAGATAATAAAGTTGGATTACCAAAAAATGATAAATTTGCTCTTATATTTTTGACCATTTCATCGTGAGCAACAATTTGGTTAGATAAAAAATCAAACTCCCCTGCTCCATCAGTTCCAAATGCGTCTGGATTATTAAATACCTCCACACAAGGAATAAATTCCATACTATTTTTTACAACTTTTTTATCAAAAGCAGCAAAATTTATATTTTCTTGTTCAAAAGTTATTTCTTGTTCACTATGAAATTCTTCTACTTCACTTGCTGTAATTTTTAATCTCATATATCTTTTATCTGTATTTAAACCAACTCCAGCAAAACCTTTAGAAGATCTAACTTTATAAGGATAAATAATTATTACTTCTTCAAGATCTCCTTCTGGAGAATAATAAGTTCTGTAGGAGTCTTTATTAAACCAGTAGAGTCTATAAGATTTTTCCGTAGGTCTAATATAGAATAATCCTTTTCCATAAACTAAAAATCTATCCCATATTGCATCTAATCTTGCATCAAGTTGATTAAATTTAATTACTTGTTGTATAAAATCAAATCTCTGGGTTCCAAGATTATCTTGCATTGGATAATATTCAACACCTTGTCTAATCCCAAACATCTTCATTTGGGATAAGTGAGAACTAATTAGCATGGTATCTGCAGTTCCCTTACCGTCCCTTGTGATGACGGATTTGATCATATCTTCCAGAACAGATTTGCTATTGCTTTCACTCATTAGATTAAGAACCTAGTTTATTGATCAATGGTGTATCCAGCGTGAAGACGTTTAAACGTAATCACATCTCCTTCACATTCTACTTCAAACCTTTCATTAGGTTCAAGTGCTAAGTCGTGGCATAGCTCATCAGGTAGAGGGATTACAGCAGAGCCATAAGCATCTTGCTCTAATTCGACTTTGTAATACGTTGGTGCCATTGTTTGTTGATTGTAATAGTCTAATTGGTCAATACTCTAACTCAAGTTTTCCACGAGTCATTAACCCATTACATAGCCAGACTAAAGCATCTACACAATCGTCATGTGAGCTAACGCCAAAATTTACAATCTCATCTGTTAAAGGACCCATCTTTCTAAATTTATTAAAAATTATTTTTCGTTGTTCAAAAAGTCCCATAATTCCCCTAAATCTTGCAACTTTATCTCCTCGAAATCCTTTTACAGGATGCCAAATTAAATTGTATAATCCTTGTTCCTGTAAACATATTCTTTTAAAATCAGCCTCTAAAGAAGCTTGATATGCAACTGCCTCAGACCAAACATCTATAGAACTTCCTGTAGGAAAATAATTTTTTCCATCTTTATGAATAATCCCCCATTCTTCCATCATCTCCATTAAAAGTTCTAATTTTTCTAAATTACCCATTACCCTAACTCTTTTACAATCAATAATATGGATTTTATCTTTTACTCTGCCACCCATAACAAAAACTGTATAATCATTTTGTTCTCTAACACCAGCTGATAAATCAACGCCTACTCCTAAAGAATCGAATTCAGTTGATATAGTTCCTTTGACAATTAAATCTGGAGAAAGAGATAATTCACTAGTCTGGACAATTTGATTCTGATACTGAAAACTAAATGCAATTGGAGCAGTTCTTCTTCTTTCACTTAGATATTCAAGTGACCACATATCCGGCCAGTAAGATGTTTCCTCTCCTTCTTCATCTACAGTAATTGCAGATTGTACGATTTGTTTCCATCCACCAGAAGGTAAAAAAGTAGTGTTGTGAATGTCATCATGTCTAAACCTAGTTCCTAAACAAATAGCTCTTGCACCTTCAAACATAGTAGGAACAATAACTGCGTTCCAGTTATCTTCCATAGCCTGTCTTATATCTTTATTTTTAATATCATCAG